TTTCTACAGTGGTAGTATTGACGCTCACCACCGTCTCGTTTAGAGAATTTACCTCTAGTTTTTAGCATTTTACCATGCCTGAACCTACAGTATAGTGTGCTCATATGTTACAAACTCCCGTTAAACATTGTTCATCACTGTTGTCTTCAAATATCACACCTCGTTTAGAGTGTGCCTCTTCATAGTCACATGGTGTAATAGGCTGACCACCCCTGCTTCCGTTAGGATACAGCGTGAGTCCGCGTAACCCATGTGCATACTTCGCTATTACCTTAGCAAATCCAGCAACCATATCTTCATTATTAAGTTCACTTCCCCACTGAGGGAGATTTAAAGTACTGCTTATTGCATGATCTACATACTTCTGTAGTTCAAACTGGAACTTAATACGTCTCTCTGGATCAGCAGCCAAGTCTACTGCAGATTCAATTTTGTCGGGGGCGATTCCTGTAGACTTGATGATGGATTCGGCTGTGCCGTCAACAACAAACTGATACTTCCATTTGGTTCCATCCGTAAGATAGCGTCTCCGGTAAGCTGTTGCGTAGACGGGCTCCACTCCACTGGTTGTTCCAGCAAGTATCGAGATTGTACCTGTGGGAGCAATTGCTCTATAGCCCTTAGGGCGAGACAAATAAAATCTGTCACAGTGCTTGTTTGCAGAACGTTCAGACTCATCTCTATATACCTTTAGCCATTTCTTTAGCTCCTCGTTAACTTCGTAAGTGTAGCCACGTTTAAGTAACCACTCATGCATTCCCATTAAACCAAGACCAAGTCTACGATTCCTTTGACGCACCTCTAGTACTTTGTTGTAAGGTAACTCAGCCCTTATGGTTCCGCAGACCAAGAATTTTGAAGCAATCCTAACTACATCCTTGAACTCTTCAATAGTTTCTATGTTAGCCATGTTAACAGAACCAAGGTTACAAACGTCACTGTCATCCTCACTAGTTATTTCTGTGCAGGCATTACGCAGTGTCTCGTTCTGTTGTGCGCCAAAGTTAAAGCTGAACCCCGGTTCACCTGTCATCATGGCTTGTCGTGTGTTGGACGTAAAGATTTCTGGGATGCTTGACTTCTCTAACTCCTTTAAGAATGCATCATCGTAGTTGAGTGATATGTTCATCATATCAAGAGGAGCCGGGAAGTTGAAGTTAAGTTTCTTAAGATCAGCCATTGAGTATTCTTTCTGACTTCCCAATAACATATCATGCCAGTTCTTTACGCTAAGTAGATCAGTAGCATCTTCGTGTTGCCAATTTAGGCTCCCATATAAAGCGGAACGTCTTGACCCTCCTTGCATCACGTTCCTTCCCACTTCGTTTATGGTATACAATAATGGAATCGGGCCCGACGCAACACCTCCCGTTCTTCTTAAGCGACGACCACTTGGCCGGGCAATGCTTACATCTATTCCAATCCCACCCCCAGTCATCAAACATGACATCGCTCTTTGAGTTACGTGTGACCATTCTTCTCTGCTGTCCTCCTCTAATCTAAGTAGATAACAGTTGTTCCAGAAACTTGCATCCCTTCCGGCGTAGTATATATAGCGCCCTCCGGGCATAAACTTGAAGTCGCATATGACGTGGGTAAGATAATCCATATCAGATTTGTGCATGATAGAGTCATCCTTCCCGTCCCTAGATCCACAGACATCATTGACTATGGTGAATGCCCTGTCTCTCCATGTTTCAAACGGTGTTGAGGCATACTTGTTTTTAAATATTTCCTCACCAAGTGGCGTTTTAAAGTCTGTCATATAAAGATCTCCTTAGAATGGTATGTCGTCGTGTGCTTCTCTCTTTACTTCCTTCATCTCTTCCATGACTGCAGGGGACACTGTTCTAGTTGGTACTGGCTCAGGCCTCACTTCCTTCCCTGCGTCAGGGTGCCCTATCATTGACAGCATACCACCAACTATCTCGGTAACATACTTGTCTATACCGGACTTGTCTGTGTACTTTCGGTAATTAATTCTGCCTTCAATGTACAGATTAGTACCCTTGACCACATACTGATCCACTATCTCCGCTTGCTTACCATAGAATACTACGGTATGCCAATCTGGTTTGGCGTACTCACCAGTCCCAGACTCTGTTACCATGTTGACGATACCTACCTTCCCGCCATTTTTCGTATCCCTAATTGTAGGGTCTTTCCATACGTTACCAATTATAATAGCTTTGTTAATTCCCTTCATTGTTAAATTCCTCAGGTCTATAGTTTTTCATATGCTTCCACAAATCTAAAGCTGATGTGAAAACATTCCAGTACAACTCTTGTTTATCCTGTGGCCATTCATGAAACACAACATGCCCAGGATTGTCAGCACTAATGAACACATTAGCAAGTCTTCTAAGCGATCCAGAAAATTTAGTGTCTGAATGGTATCTTGGAAGGCCTCTTTCATACCCAACTAACTGATGAGCCATAGCATCATAGGCCAACTGTTTCTTATCCTCAATTGAATCCTTAGTCTTAAAGTCTATCACCCATTCCGAAGAGTATAGGTCTACCTTACCGCCGTAACCTAGTTCCTTGTGGCAGAATGATTTCTCAGATATCCACCCTTGCTCTCCACAGTTTACATCTAGTACAGCTTTAGTAGCATCGCATATCTTTCTTATGTCAGTTTCATAGGTTCCCATATTAGCAGAATGAATGCAACCCTTTCTAAAAAACAATTCCAATTCATTATGAATACGCACACCACGTTTGGCAGCTTGCTCTGACTCTTGCTTTGAGTGGGCTAGTATTCTCTTTGCGTGCTCCTCATATGTCTCACCAACTAGCCTTTGTACTGTCATAGCAGACTCGATAGCCTTGTTTACTTTCCATACCTCAAGTCCGGGCTTGCCTACTATGTCCATCACAGTTGTGACAGACGGTACCCATCCATGCTTACGAGCATCACGTAGTGTGGTAGCACGCATGCCACCGTCCTTCTTCTTCACCTCGTACTGAGGGTTTCCGTTTGTATCATACCAGTGCATGTTATCTCCTATTTAACTTTCTTTACTACTGAATTTACACTTCTCTTATCCATGATCTCATCGTAGCCTTCCGGTGTAGCCCAGTGAGCAGGCTTCCTGTTCTCATCGAACGCTCCGGGGTGATATAAATACCTAGCGATTCCCCAGTGAACAGCTGCCCGCTTGAATGAGTCCGAGCATCCTCCCTTCGCTCCTTCAATCTGACTGTCGTCTGCACCGTCTGCCTTAGCTATCCATTCCTTCAAGGTATTGCTCCAAATGTATATGGTACATATCATTCTACCACCTATGAACTCGAACTTATTTTGCCATAGGTCTGGTCCACATACCTCATCTAGCCTTGTCATTACATGCCTTGCATCTATATACACCAAGTCACCACTGCCGTGTCCCTTTCTCCACTTCAAGGTACTTACCGGGAAGGGTCTCTTTAGTTTCTGTTCAGCTAGGTCCATTACTGGCATTGTCGTGCTCCTTTATATAGTCTGTGTCTTTGTCTAAGGCTTGCCACCAATCAGAAAACTCCCTTGATTTCTGAGCCTTGCGTATAAACTCAACTTCTCTCTCTTCTCTTTCCCACTGTTGAACCTCTGCTTCAAACTGCTGTTGGTCTTGATCTTCTGTAGGTCCATAAGCCTCTACCTCTGCTTGTGTTCCGTCACCCATAGTTAACCTCCGGTACGACTACGCCGTACTCTGCCATCTGCTGTTCAACTCTTTGCATGTACTGAAGGAACTCATCTACACTTAAACTGGAAGTTCCTTTAGTTGCTACATGCTCTTCCCCCGTAATTGGGTTCTTGATCATCTCTGATCCTAGTATACCACGCTTGAATATTTCATGCAACTCATCAACCGAATGACCAGTTTCTTCCGAGAACTTTCTTAACAACATCCAATACCTATTGTTCTGCTCAGTAGATCGGCTCGTCTTGTACTCCTGTACTATTACCTCAAGGTCTGCTTCTGTATTAGGAGCAAAGAACATTGCTTCTATCTTACCTAAGCACCTTCCCAATATTTCTGGATTTCTTAGTACAAACTTTACCTTATCCATATGTTATAGCCCCCTCAGCTAAGGCGTTGTTTATGGTTTGTAAACACCACATAAGTTGTGTTTCCATATCTATTGTTCCGTTGTGGCAGTTGGTGTGGCACTCATGACACACTGGTACAGTGTTAATGTCCGGCGCCTTAAGCCCCATGCCGGCTCCTAACTTCATGCTGCGTATGTGGTGTGGAACTACTGTCTCTGTAGTGCCATGGTATATACATCGCTTACCAGCCACCCACTTAAGATAATTTTTAGAAGTTAGTTTCATGCTCACCTCCTCTTAAACGCTCGTATCAACTCATCTTCCCAATCTCTTATTATGGACATAACTTCTCTGAAGTAGTGATACTTAATGTTTTTCCTGAATGTGTGCCTATGAACTCCCAGATAATCAGCCCTAATACTATCGTGCATAGACTTAATGCCAACCCCTAAACACAGTGTGCATGTATACAGAGTGTCATCTACTACAACGTTACCCCTTCCGCTACACTTAGGACAGCATTGCGGGTCTAGTGACTCCTTTAAGGCTAGATCTGCAACCTTCACACAGAAATCTTTATCTGGCTTCCACTTTGCAGTTGTGTTCCATCGCACTTTCATGACGCGTTTAAGTATTGTGTTCCTAACCCTTCTGTGATATGAATACTCAAGAGAGTATTTTAATCTCCCATATGTTGAGGCCTCGTTGCTTATCTTGGCAAGAGCCATGCACACAATTTGCCAAGGAACATTATCCCTAACCTTGAAGATAGAGGATGATTTGGGCGCAAGTGAAGCCATTACTTCAAGTCCTGACATGTTTTTTCCTTTTAAATAGTCGGTTATATATTATAGTGGATGTGGACCTGTCTTCATTAAGAATTTTTCCAGTCCTTACATAGTAAGCAAAGTCCTTACACGCTGTTTCGTAATGCTCGCAGTAATAGTATGACTCACATTCATCGCATGGTGCTGGTTCAAATGGACTCTCTTCTACCTGATCGGACTCAAGTGTTGGTACTACCCTTTGATAGTATGACTCTTTTATAACATGCACATAGTTAGTCATCGTCTACTCCCATTGAGTCTAGTGATATTGACTTAAGCAAATCATCAAGCCTCATGATTACTAGTGTATCTTTCAATTTCTTTTGCTTCTCCTTTAAGAATACTACAGGAACTTTAGTTTTATTTGAACTGCTGTCCATCTGCGAGGAAGCTACCGCTTGATCCATAGCGTCCTTTATCCAGAGAGGTATTGATTTTCTGTACTTACATTCAATGGAGAACATATCACTTGATACATCTGGTGCGCTGCCCCTCACTCTACCAGTGACAGGTATTCTCTGCGCTCTGTCTCCTATCTTAGTAAGAGCAGCTGCTATATCTCTCTCAAACTTTTTCCATGTTGCCATAGTCTATGACTCCAATGGGATAGCCAAAACATTTTTTGAGGTGGTCTCTCCAAATACATTCTCTGCCTCGTAGTCATCAGAATAAAGTGGGGGTGTATGTGTATCAGCCTTGTATTTTAATTCCTCTAATAGAACCTGAAGAAATTCTATATTCTCGTCTTTCTCCAGTTCCAAACAAAGAACTGGCCTACATTCCACAATAGTATTCATGGCTCCCTGTAATACCTCAGGCTCCATTCCCTCTACATCTATCTTAATGAAGGCGCACCTAGTTAATCCTATGTCATCTAATCTACATATAGCAACTTTCTCACCTTCTGAATGGCCCTCAATATTTAACCCACCAAAGTTGTTCTTTTTTGTTGGGTCTAGCAACGGAACCTTAATAATTCTCTGAGAATAACCGGCCCCTAGTTGTCTACAGTCTACATTCTGTATGGAATTAAGTGCCAGGTTAGCACATAGAGTTTGGAACAGTAATCTCTGTGGCTCAAATGCGTACACAAATCCGTCCGCTCCAACCTTATTGGCGAACCATAAAGTGTGTGTTCCTATGTTGGCACCAACATCTATGACCGTATCTCCTTTCTGAATATACTTATCAAATAGTTTTAATTCTTCTAGTTGATACCTTCCATACGTAGCTATGGATTTACCTACGTATCTATCATTTTTATTGTACAGTACAGTACCATCTTCGGTTTCCTTTAAGAAATTGTATTTCATTTTCAGTATGCCACCACTGAGGGTATCTCCCTAGCGGCCTCCATAGGTTCGTGGTATGTTCCAACCAACCAGTTATAAGATAACTCCCCTACTCCTATGCGCCCGTCTTGTCTGAACCTCACCTTCTGTACATGGATTTGCACTATGATATTATCATTGTCAGATAAGTCTCTCCATATTGTTACACAGTTATCAGACTTATCTCTCCACCTAGCAGAACCTGATATGTCATACGGTGTGGGTACAGGAATCTTACCTTGCTTATCCCTGTACATCTTAGCGGGGTGAGCCACAACCCATATGTGTATACCATAACGTCTGGCGAACTGCCTTATTCTCTTAAGAGACATGGATATATATTCTGTTTCTGTTTGCCGGTCATCCCTATCATGCTCAATCTCATTCCAAGGGTCTATAACTAATCCTCTTATACCTTTAGTTAATATGAGACGTTTGGCTGCATCTAAAATAATATCAAGTGTCCATTGCTTATCGTCATTAGGCAGTATCCAAGTAAAATGATTAGCCAACCATGACTTTCCATCTGCAAGTTCCTCCCTGCTCATACGCATGTTAGGCCCATCCATGAATGGAGAACCGACATACTTCTCTAAGACTCTAGCCATGTGATCTTCTAATGGCTGATTCTCTGGAGAGAAGATAGCAAAGTTCCACCCATGTTCATCGGCTATGTTAACCATCATCGCATCAATCCAATTTGATTTACCAGAACTTGGTATGCCAGTAACAACAGACAGGATGCCGGGTCTAATCATATACAACTTATC